TACTTCGCCCATTTGGACACGAGCCTTTGCCCGAACCAGAAGGAAATGATAGTGGCAAAAATTCCGCTGACAGGCTCGAATATCTGATTAAATTGTGCCTGGTCGATATACCCGAATGAACTAAGAACCGTCAGCAAAACAAACTCGAAGAAAAAACAATAGGTAATAATCGGTCTTACTGACGCCGCGAGGTTTACCGTCCAAAGTGAACCTCTTTTTGTTAGCTCCTGCGTACTCTCCTGGACGGCGACGTTTGCATCCCCGGCGCTGGTTATTACAGCCTCGTCGCGCCTGTCTTTGCTCTGTTGAGCCATTAGAGCAAGTTCATGCTCCTTGTCTTTGACATCCTGGCGGCTGTCCATAATTTGTTTAAATATGCCGGGGCCAGTCGAAGTGACAAACCCCAATACACTACCAAGTAAAGTAAGCATAATTCACCTATTTGTGAAATTGATCGGCGACATCGAGCGTCTCGATTTTCTTCATGGTTAAATAACAGTCCTTCAAAAGATTTGTCAGGTTCCTGTGAGTAATAGGTGCAACATAAACCTTGCCCTCATGCTCCAGAATGAACTGCGCCAACCCCGTGAGACTGCCCGCCCGTTTTTCCGGGATCACAGTGATAGAGCTTATTTTTTTCTCAGCCATGTCAGATACTCCGCTCCCTCTTTTAGATCGGCGAATGCTTTGATACGTCTCGTGGGAACTTCCTCCACAGGAGCGACAACACACATGATGGACGCGCCGTATTGCAGACTTGGAAACCCGTGTGTTTTTGCGAAGTCGTCCAGCCACTTATACCCTCTGCTTCGCGCTAAAATTACAACGCGCCCATCGCTTAATTCTTCCTGTTGGATTGCCCAGTTGTGATGATGCCCTGCGACGTAAATATCCGCATTTTCTTCCCACAAGGCGGCACGTTTCTGTCCATGAAGAGGGTTATAAATTGAGGTGCCTTTATGATTATGGGCCGCTGAAATTCTGACTTCTGAGCCGTTTTGAAACACAAGGCGAAACTTGGCTTGCCAGTCCACCATAGGAATTTTGTCGGCATTGATGGCTTTCAGATAGGTCGAGAAGTCCCCCATCGTGTCGTGGTTGCCTATTAGCCAAACTCTCCACGGGATTCCAGCGTCCTGTAAAAACCACTTTGCTAATCGTTGTTCCGTGTTTCTTGAAACATCCTCTTCGGCATAGAGTTTCGTCAAATATCCTCCCCAGCCATCAACCGTATCGCCGAGATTTATGCAATGTATCCCTTCGGTCTCAGCCATAATCTTGACATCATCGCGGAGGAGCTTGACGTGGCAATTAGACCCTAGGTGAGGATCACCAACAAAGACCCAGCCTGTAGGCTTGGGGTCGTTGACTTTAACCTGAAACCACTTGATCGCATTTTCACGCTTTAGCTTCTGGTCGAAACGCTTTTCCAGGCTGTCGAGAATTTCTTCGGCTGGTATATCGTCATCAGGAAATGTGGGAAGTTCTATAGGGGAAGGGTCTTCATCCACAGATAATAATCTATAGACTTTGCTGTCAGTCATCCCAAGCTGTTTGGCGACCTCGCGCTTCGACCCCGTCTTGTTATATAACTTCCGCGCCGCTTTAACATCAGGATGCTCCGACGTGAAGATTTTAGCGGCTGGCACTAAGCGCCTTTTTCTATTGGACGACGGCGGTTATCGACACACAGAACCTGAAATTGCACAATCGGTGGAAACTTGCCCGTCGTGACGACGTCCTTAATCATCACTGCGCCACGGTGATAGCATATTTCCAGATTCGGATATGGGCCTCTCTTGTCGTCAATTTGAACCATTGGCATTCCCAGCGCGGTGAATATTACAATTGAAAACCACACTATTTCTGCTTCCATTCTTTATAAGCCATTGCCAACCGAAAACTAATCAACGCCACGCCGCCTAAGGCGATTAAAAGTTCCAGACCAGAGGTCAACTGTATCCACCAGGGGATAGAAATAGCTCCAGCGCCTACGCTGAGATCAATCGCGGTTTTGTTCATTTTTAAGCCTCTGGCGGGGGGATATATTTATGGCCGTTATTATGTGAATCCAAATACTCTTTTCTGAATTGTTCGATGTCAGCGCGTAGACGATCCAGGCGTATGGTCGCCACGGCATCCGCCGCGTGAAGTTGTTCTAGTTCTCTGTGCTGGGATTCCAGTCTCTCGACACTTAAAATGTTAGTGACGACGTTCAGACGGGTCTTTATCTCACTTTCAAATGCAATGCCTGAATTTTCAACCTTGTCGAGATCGGTGACCAGCTTGGAAATCCTGTCACTGATCTCCTCGACAGTATGAATTACACCCTTCAGTTGGGTGCGGGCCACGGCCATTGCCCCCGCTATCGCCACCAGGATACTTCCAAGCTGCAACAGCAACTTTACATCGACCTCCATTACTCATCTTCTTCTCGACAGTTGCAGTCGTCACAGGAGCATTTACTACACTTTGATTCCGAGCAATGGCACTCGTCTCCGCAATGAATACAGCGTTCCATCATGGTTTTGGGAAATCCGACTTGACCTTATCGACGACCAATTTCATTGCAGCTTGAGCATCGCCGCCTTTCCACAGAGCATCAAGTTGATCTCCAATTTCTGGGTAAGCTGCACGTCTAACTTCTTTGTAGGCAACGGCTGCTTTTGCTGCATCATCACTGTCGGCAGTAGATTTATCGAAGGTGAGAGTTTTCTTATCAGCATCAACAACCCAATACTTTATTCGATCACTAGGATTCTCTGCTACGAAACCTCCGTACTTAACTACGTGGGCATCAGCCTCTGACTTGGATACAAAGTCCTGATATTTGGTTACTTTGTTATTCTCATTTTTAACTACTGCAATATAATCTTTCATCTTAAAATCCTACTGATACATGATGTTGATAGAACCACCATCGAAAGTGCCCCCAGATATAGACACTTGTGTAAGTTCTGCGGAAAGAGCCTTTTCCCCAGCCCCAACTTGCGTTGTAGTGGTGACATGGGGGGTAATAAAAGAGTGCGAACTCATCCAAGTGTAATCTGATGAGTCTTTAAGAGTTAGTATCATCTGACCAGAGATCGTATATTCCGCGCCCGATGTGGTCCCATACGCTATAAATTCAGCGGTGCTGCCAATGCTTTGAACAGATGTCCCAGGAAATTGTTTACCACACGAGTTATAACCAGATGTCTCCAATCCCCCCGCGTCACCTATAGTAACATCCAACGCCACGCCGCCACTAAAGGAAACATCTTCAAAATTAATAACAATCATCGTTGTTCCAGCAGGAATGCTGCCAAATGTGACTGACGTGCCAGATGTCGTTGCTTGCTCTGTACCAAGGGTAAAGCCTCCTCCACCAGCGGCTTCAAAAGCAGGTGGCGCTCCTGCACCAGCACTCGTAAGCACCTGACCGTCACTACCAGTGGCTATCGCTACAGGATCGCCAGAGGCATCGAAAGAAATTATATTTCCATCAGTCCCACCAGCAAGTTTGGCGAGGGTGACAATATCATCCCCAAGGTCAGCGGTAGTTGCGGCTGATAAAGTTGGTTGTTTTCCTAAATACGGCATTATGTTATCTCCATGATTGAGAGTGTAGCGTCCACACTTGAGGCGACTGAACATCCAATGGTCATTACGTCAGTTGTTTCGAGGACGTATTTTTGCCCAGCCAGAACCTCTAATGTCGTGTCGGCTGGAACCGAAACTTCATTCAGCAACGTCACGTTCTCGTTGGCCGCATTATTTGCGGCGGTTCTGTTAGCAGTGTCAGAGGTTATCTTGACGGTCACGGTTCTGGCCGTTGCGATCTTGTTACAGAGAGTCAGACCCAGAATGACGGTCGTCGTCGAACTGGCTACAGTATAGATAGTTGAGTACGTCCCAGAATCGACAGCTACGTCGGCAATGGTACAGACCTTGAATGTATTAGCCATAGAAAATTTTCCTTTCGGGGATACTTCCCCCCTTAGTTATCCTAGCGCGATTGCCAGAGCCGTCGCGTCGGCAGTAGCGTCGGTTTGAATTGGTGTGAGTAATTGAAAGTTGGTGCCGTCGTACGAAATCAGGCCAATAGCATTGGCTGGTATATCCCCCGAAACTAAGGCTGAACCCTGATTTTTCTTTATTGCCTTGGCGCCTAATGAATCCACGTTGATCGTCGCAGCGCCTGTGTTGGCATGGTTGAACTTAACCAGATAGGTATCCCCAGCGGCGTATGCAGCAACTACTCTACTTGCAGCCAACACATAAGTGTTAGACGAGCCAGAAGTGGAGATTGATCCATTGTTATCCGCGTAAAATCTGGCAATCATTGCGCATAGCGCCCGACTGGCATTATTTAAATCTGAAGGCGGCATGTTCTCTGGAAATCCAGCGTTAGCCGCCGTTCCAGTGTTACTGGCATCAGTAGTGTTTAGATCTTTTATTTCGGCCATTTATCTATTCCTTCTTGGGGCTGTTCTTAAACGGTCTTGATCTATCCCGCTTAATCTACCAGCCTGAAATGCTGGTAATCTCATACCATACCCAACTCTGGCCGCTTGGCCCACTTGATGGGGAATCCTATTCATTAAACCGCGAGCTTGCCCCGTTTTATAGGCCACTTCACCAGCTAGTCTTGGGCTCATAAATGGTAACAATCCCCCCGTTATCCAAGGATTACTGGCTAATCCCCCGACACCCATAGCTGTTAACGGGCCGGTATATCTGGAAATACCTCTAGGAATTATGGGGTTTAGTGTTTGCCCAGCAAGTTGCTCTGCTATATTTACCCCAGCTTTTGTAGCAGTAAGTTGTTCAGCTAATTGGGTTCTAGCCCCAAAGTTCGTGTTAACATTTTGACGCATAATTGACTGAAGTTTCCTAAGGGCCGTGTCGTTTATTTTTCCCGCCCCCAGTGAAAATGTTCTCTCCAAATCATCTATATGTCTGCTTGCATCTGCGTAATCACCCATCCATTTGGCATAATCTGGATCGGCTGCTTTAATAGAATTCGTTAAGCCGTCAACTACACCTTTGGCTATTGTTCTTTCAGGGCTACCAATAGGATAACTGGCGTTTACTTCATCCCTTATTTTTATTTTTAGTTCGTCTAATCCAATAACAGAATGAGCTACCTTTCTATCTGGGCCTGATATGGTATCCCATTCATCAACAATAGCTCTTATATCGTTGACTACTTTTTGCTGTCTTGGTCTGGATATAACACTTGTTCCCTCCAGCTTCCCAGCCTCGCTAAATTTATCCAGGGTTTCACGGATACCGCCTAACCCTACTTGTTTCATTTCCGAAGCCAGTTTCCCCTTGGTTTGTAAATAACTGCTGTTTCTGTTTTGTCGCAATTCCTGTAGAGCGTTTTTAGCGTCAGATACCACCTGATTAAAATCTATATCCTTTGATCTTAAATTATCTAAAAACGTCTTACTATTTGTCGTCCCAGCATCAAACGCTGTTTCCAATGCTTTTGTACCAGTTCCACCAATAGTAGCCGCCGCCAATTTTGGTGCTTTAGCCAGAGCGCCAGTGGTTTTTAAAGCAATATTAACTGGGTCTATCATTTGACCCGCTTTTTGTACCCCTCTTGCAATCTGCCCCGCCATAGCTGGCGCACGGGCAGCGGCCATCCCTCCGCCAGTGAATATTGTTGAAACGTCGGCAAGGACTCCAACGGGGTCTTTTGCTATTGTTCTTTTAATATTTTCAACTATATCCCCTGATTCTCCACGACCGTATCTGTTAGATAAAAATTTAACAACAGCATCAACAGTCGCCTCGTTTTCTTGCTCTCCGGGTATTATTTTTTGAACCAAACCTGTAGCTAGTTTCCATAGGGCTTTTGCTGTTTCCCTTGGCTCCGTGACTACTTTGGCAATGTCTGCCCCAAACTGGGCACCACTTGACGGTATATTAGTGATTGCCTGACCAGCAACCTCGCTCCAAGGCATATCATCCCCGGGTTGGAAAGGCTTTCCCTGAGATACTGAAATTTTATTTTTCTTATATACTTCCCAAGGTTCCATGTTATTCCTCCACCTCTTCCCAACTACTTTGTAACGACGGGTCGTTTCCTATAAGTCTATACCGTTTCCCCTCCGCACCGGGTCTTATATCCCCTATCTTTGGTACGGCAATAACATCAAAAGGCGTCTCAACATCAGGAGCGGCAAATTCTGGGCCTACGCCTTTGCCTTCTGCCATCTTTACATAAATTGATCTGAAATTTCGGTAATTATCCCTTTGAGCATTATACAACCCTGTTGATCTCTGGATAAAATCCTGCCTCTGAGCCACCGATAACCGGCCTTCCCCCTTAAATACTTTATTCCATGTCGCCCTTAATCGTTCGGGTATATTTCCAGCGTTTTCTGCGGTGGCGTATTCAGTTTCCCTAACAGCGGAACCAGGATCAAGAACCTTCATAAAGCTAAAGACTAAAGCTATATCACCGGCTGGGGAGGGGTCTTTGGCAGCCGATAGTATTCGTGAATAGGAATTTCTTACTTTCACATACTCCTTTGATCCATCAATAAATTCTTTTCTGAACGTATTTTCTACTTTTACCTTACCAGACTCCGTTAGCTGTGGAATCCCGCCTGGGCCTTGCTTGTAATCTTTATTAGGGTCTAATTGATCCGAATGATATTGGCCCAGCCACTCTTGTTGCTTGTCTGTTTCCCATGCCATAAACCCCGGAGGAAATTGTATCCCAGCTTTGGTCACTGGTTCTTTTGTCTCACCAGATACACCTACGCCGCTATAAGTATCATCTATCTCGCCTCGCGGGTCTGGTGTTATTTGTGGGGTTGTAGCCGCGACTCCGCCAACCGTTGGTGGTTGTAATGTTTTTAAATATTTATTCCAATCTGCCCTTTTAGCTGCCTCCTGCTTCTTGAGTGTTAAATTAACATCGTGCATAGCTTGGGCGCGTTTATTTGTCTCCATCATTGACTTCAGCTTAATGGCGTTCATCATCTGGTTACGATAATCCTGATTGCCCGACATTAAGCCTTTACCCAGACCAGCCCATGCACCGGCACGGGTTCTGCCCGCATAACCCGGATCGAGTGACGGCGCTCCAGCCGCGCTCATTTGCGCCCCGAAATTAAGCAGATTGGAAAACAGGTTCTGTTGCTGCATTGCCTGTCGATAGCGCGGGTCTGCGAGTTGCGTAAAGTAGGCGTTCATGGGGTTTTGCTCTGTGGCTTTTCCTCCTTGTCCAATATTATACGTCGTGCCTGTGTCTGGATTTTTCCATTGATTACTCGGCATTGTCCATCTAGGATTACCACCACCAAACAAATTATTATACCAAGCCATGATCTATCCCCTATCCGAATGCGCCGAATGAACCGAACGGCCCCATGCCGCCGAACAGTGATCCGCCTATGCCCGCAAGCTGCGCGATATTCCCCAGAACATTACTCGACGTATCCCCATAGATCGGGGTTGAAGTCGTCTGCGCTCCGCCATACTGGCCTCCGGCGACGAGCGCCATATAGTCGGCGAGGGCTTTCTTCTCTGCGGTTTGCTCCAGGTTAAACCTGTTAATATCCTCCTGTAATTGTGACGCCGCCTGGCCTTCTCTTGCTGCCCCTACGGAGAGCAATTGTCCGGGGTCGACGTAATCCTGTGCCGCCATTCCGGGGGCCGCTGAAGCTGCCGCCATCTGTCTGGCTCTTTCGGCATCATACCCCTGTCTCTGCATACCGTAGTCACCAAAGGCCATCTGCGTGGATACGTCGCCCAACTGGTCGGCGAGGTTCTCCTGCGCTCTATCTATGGCCTCGGCCTGTAGTCCGCTTCCATATCTTCCACGGCTTGAGAACGCCGCATCAATTCCAGGCTCGACGACACTTTCATAATTTCTCGTAATTCCCCTTGATGCCGCGTCTATAGCACTTTGCAGATAGGGATTGTCCTGACTTAAAAACGGGTTCTGAGCCAATAAGTCACCGCTCGCCGCGCTTCTCACGGCTTCCTGTGCTGTCGACACAAGGGGAGAACCGGCCCTCGCCCTACTCTCGATTGAACCCAAAGCCTCCGTTGTAAGAGGGTCGAACGGCACCACGGTAGACCCCGGAAAGAATGTTTCAGGCTTTTCCAGAACATCAGTTTGCGCCCTTTGGAACCCCGTCTCAAGGAATGGCTGTTGTCCACTCCACGGATCATTCGTCTGTGTAACTACCTGAGTGCCTGTCTGTTGTGGTCTTGAGCTTTTCATTTTAACATCTTTCTCATTATCAATTCGTTTCCATCGTGTCCCGTTACCTTATATTTAAGGATTTTCTCCCAGCCCTTTCGCCCCACTAACTCGATAGCGAAACAGCCCTTGGATTCTGCCCATTCCTCGATTGTCTTAATATGCTTGATCCAGCGTTTTAAATTATCGCCAGAACACATGAGGATAGAACACAGAAGCCCGTCGGGTTCGTAGTGTATAGTCTCGGTTATACAACAGGCTCTGATCTGTTCGTCCCATGCTATCCAGAGTTGATAGCGTCGTTTCTTTAATCCTTTTAAAACGTCCTTCGCGGTCTTGTCTGACCCCTTATCCACAACCCTCTGGATAAAAGGCTCCACACTGGGCCAAACGTCGTCTATCTCCGACCCCTTAACTCCCCAGAGTTGCGTCAAAAACTAGAACCAGTCCTCTTCGCCAGAAAAAATATCGTCGAACTGACCTGTATCCAGACCCTCGTAATCAGCACCGCCGTAGTAAATATCACCGTAGTCCACGCCGGGTGCGCCAAAGCCTTTACTTGTAATAGAAGCGGCTCCAGTGGGGTCGACTCTGTAAGTCGCATCCACCAAGCCTTCAGGAGTGTGAACGGTTATACCACGTCCTCCCGGTGTTCTACCGCCACCTAATTGAGCCATGTCTATCTTTTGATTGGGTATATAATAACCGCCGCCGGGGACGTCAGCACCCAGCCAAGCCGTCTTGGGGCCGAAAGAAATATCGCTAACATTTCGGCCTTCCTGTTGATACGGTGTCGGCCCACTATCTGGGAGTAGCCTTGATAATAATGAGAACAAACCCCCGCCCGGAATGGCGGCACTTGCTAACAAAGGCCCGAACGTACTAGCGGCGGCACCTATCCCTGACCCGGTAGCGGGAACGTCACTTATATCCGTAAAGTGCCGGTACGGGGCGGTAACCCCGCTCATAAGCCGCCGCCCTAAATTACTAAAAAACCCTGTCTGTCGGTTAGGATCATGTGGGGCGTAACCCATAGGTATTGTGCTATGATACTGCGGCCCCATTTCCGATTCTATATCCATTACCTGATCAGTATCGGGGTTTGTCCAGTATCCTGGGCCTTCCCGACCTAGCAATCGTGGCGCTTCTGGAGGTAATGGGAAAGTAGACGTTTGCTCACCTGATACCTCTGGATAAATCTGCGTTTCGGCCTTCCCAAGTAAACCGTGTGATGGGTGCATACCAGTTCCACCAAGCATATCTTGTGTGCTGTCTTGGTATCTCATAAAGGGGGCGGAGGGAAATCGGGGAAAGCGGGTTTGTTGTAACGGCGGTAATGGTCTTTCTGGAGGTTGTGGTAGGATTTCATTTATCGCAGCGGCGTTTGTCGTGGTTGGACTCCAGTGGAGGGCTGCAACATCCGAGGATGTAGAAGGGCGGGGCGAGAACTCCGAGGCTACCAAGTCCTTTAAAGATGGTGATATTGATGCTGATTGGGATGGCGGGGAAACATTCGTAAAAGCGCCTTCTTGCCAGAGTGGAGCAGACCACGGATTGTAATGGTCGTAAAAGTCGGTGGTAAATTCGGCGAAAGGTTGAAATAAGCGATCACGCTTCATATGTTCAAGCGACCAACCAGGAAGGCGAGGGCCATATATCTCTCTCAACTCATCGTCTGAAAGCAGTTTTCTAGGTTTGCCGCTCAAGCTGCTGCTGAGGCCATAAGGTGCGAATTTAGCCATGAAACGTTATCCTAAATATCTTATCCGTGTTGGAATTATTCGTGTGAGTAATTGTCACTTCACCGTTCTTTCTGCTTGCTTCCGAAACGTACATGGACGCCACTATCGCAGCGGCGTTTGCCGTGGTTGGACTCCAGTGGAGGGCTGTCTCCAGTCCTATCCTGTCGTCCGTGAATGTCGTGCTTGCCGCGTCCGCTGTTAGAGTCCACAAGGCTGCGTTGTTCAGTTTCCCCTGCATGACCCTTCGTGACCATTCGAGGGCGTCCCTCAGGAATAAACCTGTGTTAGCCGTTGAAGCTGTAATGCCGGGAAATTCACTCATGCCGTCCCGTCAGCGGTTATATCGGCATCTACTCCTTGCGCGTGAGTCCATGTCGAACTGGCAGCTATATTAACTTGCGCCCTTGCATACCTCGATGACGTGGTAAAATGCGCCTGTCCGTCTGCGTCTATACTCGAAGCCGAACCCGTCGTTATAGAAGTCCCCACATCGTCGCGTGTTTTAAGAGCTACGGTAACGTGCGCCGTGTTACTGACATCGACATACGGTCTGATACCGTCTATCAGGACCCTGTCTCCGCCCCCTATCTCCTGTGATTCAATCGTCGCAGCAAGGTTAACCCCTGAGAATGTGGCGTTTTTTTTATCGGTGTCAAACACGGCTAAAACGTCCTTGCCTCCCGTCCAGATCCTCGAATCCAGACTATAGGGAAGGTCTTCTATCTGGCTTTCGACAGCGTCCAGGCCTTCTAAAGTATACCCCTGTGTCAGGTCGGTGAATAACACCTGGGAATTAAACTCTGCCTCGGACCATTCGTTGAGACTCCAGTTATACAGAAGAGCCTTTGTCGCATTGGAAGTCGAACTTGAGGGATAGGTCCACATAACCACCTTATTAATTGGATCGCTCGCGCCCCACACCAGGTGAGGATAGTCCTGTTGGAATCTACTGAAGAACGTCTTGTCTACCTTTTGATCACCTATCGGTATGGAGTCCTGACCGTTAAACTGATAAAAGCCATCATTCGCCAGGTAAAAACATGAGTCTCCTATATTGACGACACTTCTTGAAGCTATCGTTCCCCTAGCCCGCTCCACTTCATAGAATTCCATCACTGCTGGCGGGCCTGAATAGATAACGCGATACACGGCGTTGTCCATAAAGATAACTCCGTCCGTACCGCCTACCGCTCCCGTGATCGCCTGAATCCATCCTCCAGAAGGAAGATCCTGTCTGTCACTTTGCTTGCTCGCTGCGTCTGCGCTGGCGATAGTCGGCCAGTCGGTAGGGTCGTTTATCGCTGACCAATGGACTCTGTTTGGTACCGACCCGTCTGTGGAATCGTAAGTATTGCCCAGCATTATAAAGTCCTTAATCTGGGCGACGTGCCTCGCTCTTGGAGCGTCGGAGTCAAGGTCGGCAAAGACCGTAGAAGTGTCCATAACATAGCTCTGGGTATTCGTAGCATGACCGCAGACCGCTATAATTCTCTCACCGAACTTGGCAAATTGCCATGTGTCATCGTCAGCGACTGAGGGCGTTGTCGAGCCTGTTACGTCATTATATGTCGTACTGGAGAGCTTATAGAGTTTACTCGTATCCCCGGCGAATGAATTAACCGCGCCTGTTGAATCCCTGAACGCAGCCGCGCCCTGGCAAGTATTAGTTATAGCGCCGGTCAATGCCGCCAATGTCCCTAGAGGAGCATAGGAGTGCTTCGTCCTTGGGATGACGTTCTTCGCAACCGTACTAAACTGGCCCCCGGCGTCGAGGGCTGGCTGATCAGGCGCAAACTCGCCGAACGGGATCATAGATAACCGCCCGTGTTAATGTTAAACTGGTTCCCTCTTGCAAGGCTCGCATCGTGCCGCATTCTGACCCGACCCTGGGTCTTTGAATTAAGCCGATTGATTTCCTCGATAATCTCGTCCCTTAGAGGTTTATATATTGCCATTCTGTCCTTGGCCTGTCTTGCCGCTGCCGCCTCGAAACACGAAGCATAAAGGTAGGCATCGGGGTAATTGGTCATCAGCCAGTTAGTAGCATCAGACGTCAGATTATTCGCCTTATAATAGACTGCTTTAGTCGCATAAGCCTGATCTGCGGGTCTCTCGAACTCATACACCGTCGCCCCTACTCTGTAGAGCCGAGGCTGTCCTGAATCCGTTGCACCCCAATAGACCAGATCAGCGTCGGTCGCCGGGGTTAACTGACTCAAGTCAGACGTGTAATGTAATCCAATATCAGACAGGAAGCCCGTAGGCAGAGAGGCGGTGCTTGCCGAGGACGAAATAGTAACCGTCGCCGTCGCCCGCATCTGGTGCGTTCTCAAACGCCTGTTCAGAACCGCTTCCGCCCTGAGTACATAATCAGGGACAGCATTAGTGAAGCCCGTGTCGGAGCGTGAGAACTCCGAGGCGATAGCGGTCTTTAAGGTCGTGAAATTCGTTAAAGCCATTTACTTCTTCTTTGGCTTCTTTTCAGCTTCGCCAGGGCTTTCTTTCCAATCCTGCGGGATAACGTCGTCATCCTGGAAGAGCTTTGAAACGATCTCGTCCTTGTCTTTTTTATACATCCACTTTGGCATCTTTATCTCCTAAAGAAGTGGGAGGGCCGAAGCCCTCCCTGTGGGGGTTAGTTCATCTGGATACGACAGGCTAGTTCTGGCCTGATGGTTTTGTATCCGTAAAGAACGTCGATCCTTGTCGGGAACGTATCAGCTGAGATGCTGTAATCCCGTACAATTCTCATGGATATTCCGTCCATAACTTCTCGTGCTGAGAAGTCAACGCCCTGAGGCATGATCAAGTCAGCCGTTGCAAAGCAGAAAGCATCCTTGTGATACGCAAGGCTCACACCGTAA